AAATGACCAATAGATTACATAATCTCTAAGTCTTTTAATAAACATGACAAACATTAAAAATTTCATATGGGCAGTGCCCACACTACAAAACTATTTGTTAATAAATTAAAGACACCGCTCACGCGCTCTGTGTTGTCTCACAGAGAAGAAATACCACTACGGTGGTGCGAACTATTATTTACTAGATAGTCAATCTAGACTCTATGTGTGATAAAACACAGGGGAACAGTAAAAATGATTTAGAGTATAATCATCTGCTGCAGCTACAAACCAGCCAAAATGAAGTTCAGGAAAATCGGTTATAACCGTTGTGTAACGTAAGTAGGTGGAAACCACCTGAACTAGTAAGTTTGTAACGTTGTTGTTGAGTAAGGGTGTGTTCTTTTGAGCCCACACGAAAGACGTATTATAACGATAGGGAACTTCAACTTCCACAAGAGGATGTTGCCGCAAATCATCTACATTACCGGCATTCGCCATCAAACGAGCATTTCTAAAATACACAGTTGGATCAGTTGTTGGAAAATCAGTATCAGAAGATTTCACAGTGTCTAAATCTAAAGATGTCAAAACACTAGCGAAATCTCCTAACACTGGAAAAGTGTAAGTAAAGAAATCGTATTTATGTCTAACGCCCCCCCTTCGAGCCAAAAACATTGATGAAAAGTACGATATCAAAGATGTATTCTGACATCCTGGAGCAAACAAGGTAGCTGGTGCCAATGTGGAACACGACGGTAAGTCGGGAAGATCAAGAGATAGAACACGATAACCATAGGTTCCAGTAGAAGATGTAAGAACAGAACCACCGTATGAAAATCGTTTAATAAGTTGCCCAACAGATCCAATTTTCTCACCGGTCAAAATAGATGGAATATGCTTTTGGTCAAACAATGAACCATTGTCCAGCGAATAGGTAGCCACACTGGATTGAATATCTGAAGAAATACCCATTGGAAGAGAAGTGACACCAGTAAAATAAGGCACTAAAAAATTCAAGTCTTCACCACCCGCGTGATAAACATTAATATAAATTGGATCAGTGGTACCATTGCTAGAGAGTGGTGTTGTCACCTCAAGTGTAACGGTCCCATTAAAATAATCAGCAAAATATGAACCATTATTAAAACCAAAAAAGTTGAGACTCGTTTGATCAGTGGTAAATGTAGTAGTCTCTAAACAAGGTCTCAATGATGAATAAGGAACCTCAACGTCAAAAACTTGTGAACCAGCCGTGTCCACGTTAATATTTTTAACAAACTGTCCTCTATCAGAAGATGAACTAGTATAACCATCAGGGAAATGCAAAACACGAATGGTTCCTCTATGATAAATCGTGCTAATTATCTCAAACCGAAATTTCACGGTCCCAGACCAATGACGAAAACAATTTGCTATAGCTGAACATGGAGTTGTCGAGTATACATCAGATACACCAGACAACACGGGTTGCGTATGCACCAAAGTTGCGGGAGATACATTTTGAGACAATAAAACAGTAGATGTAGTTGCAGTAGTTGGCCAAGTAATGGTCCCAATATAACCCCAACGAGAAACAATGTTGCTAAACAACATATCAGAATCTGTTCCAACTCCAATACTAGAGGCTGAAACAGCAACACCTTGATTTGGGTCTGCCGTCAACTTGACGCTTGGGTCATTCCCAATAGTCAAAGACATAGACCCAACATAATTATTCAAAATTGGCAACATCGTAGGTAACATGGTTGGTTTACTAAATCCGAAAAGTGTAGCAATCGAGTCTCCAATAGAGTTCACGGCTTGAGCAACACTAACATACGGAGCTAAAATAGGAATCGTTGACAAAGTACTGGTAAGACCCGAAAATGCGGTTGATGCTCTCCTATAAATATTGTCTGGGATTTTCTCATTTCCAGACTGCAACGAATCCAAAGTGGGAATTAGCACTTCCGAATCTTCCATCCACGCATAAATCTGAACATTCACCAAAGGAGAAGCAACTCCATTGACATTCAATAAAGGATTAAAAGGTTGTAAAGTCAAATTAATATAATTGTCATAATTCGAAAGAATATCACCAGCCATTTGATAAGCCGCTGTATTCAAACAAAACGGAACTTTCATTTCATAAGTCTGTGTACAACTAGGATTGATAAGAACATGCTGCAATTGAAGCATTTGAGTGGTGGTACGAATAATATAAGTGGGATTGGGTTGCAAATTACTATTACTCGCATAACGCGTAACACCAGGCATCAAAGCGACATAAGCAATCAAAGAACCATACGTGTAGGGAGATCCATTGTGAACAAACTTCAAACATAGTTTACCCTTCAATCCATAATAATTGCTCAATTTAGCATGAATTAAAGTGGCCGCTTGCCACAACTTCAATGGATTAATGGTTGTTGCTGTTGAAGCAGTCCCCCACGAATAAGAAGAAATTAAGACAGGGCGGATCAACGTATCTTGAATAGAAGTATCTTTTGGAGGAGCTACTATACGCACTGAGACATCATTCTCAGTAACAATTTCATTTGGGAGAACGGAGGCAAAGGTTGTAACACCTTGTACCACCTGATCTTGTCTCCCGACAAGAACATCATTTGTTTGGACTGATGTAGATCCGTTTTGAGTTTGAGTTTGTGATTCAGCTAGTGGGTTTAAAATTGATGATACACTAATAGCATCAAAGTGGAAAATTTTGAGTCTCAGCTCTCCATTAAATAATGGCCTTAACTAAAAGGGCTTTTTCAAACATAGAAGCTTCTTGAACACTCTCAGTGTTTCCAAACGCAAGCATTTCAAGTGATCTATCTATATAAGGTCTTAGTTGGTTAAAGATGTAAGACAAACACCTGGTAACACTCAGTACTTCCATTTTGATCAGGGTGATGGACACACCCATAGCTGTTTTCCGGAAAACAGCAAAACCCAATTTCATGCATCCATTGTCTGGAAAGTACCCGTCTGATACCATCTCAACAAATCAATTCCTTCAGGTGGAACCCAATCAATGTCATGAAGTGTAGCAATTTGATAGCACAAGAAACAAATTTGACTAAAGAACTTATCTCCATGAAAATACGCTTCTCTACATGCATTTGTCGCTACATCTGAAAATCTTTGCTCACGAGTCAAAGCGCCAGGTGTCTCCCAAGCTAGCATCTTAAAAATCGACGCTTTCTCTAAAGGAGCAAAACAATAAATACCAGTATAAACAACCCCCCTTTTCAGAAAACTGGCATCCTCAAAAAGAGAATATTCCGCAAGCTCAGAGATTTTATCTGCTGACGTAACTCTAAAACCCCAAGCTTCATACAACTTCGCAACCTTAGTTTGGGATAAATATAAGGCTCCCACAACATCGACTCCAGTTACTTCATCATCACCAAAATTCATATTGTGGACATGCTTTCTAAAATCACTAGCTATTGAACAACCACCACTAGCCAAAAATACCATACGCAATAAGATTGATCGAGTTAAACAATTTATAATTGTGGTACCCCACCAGCCAGAGGGGTTACCTTTCATTGCGGCTACGGCGTCTCCACGATACATAATGACACGAAGACATCCACCTTTGATCATATTGAAAACTATATCTTGCTGGATACCACTATATCCTAGGTGTCCAG